GACTACGACTGATACGACAACGACCACTGAGCCACCACCGCCACCACCACCACCTACGGGGAGCACGCTTGACTGCTACGGCTCAACTCCAAACTGTACGGGGTTGACGCCTGCAACCTGTACGCAGACTATTGCATCTGGATTGCAAACTGCACTTAACAACGCGACAGGTGGAGCGGTGATCTGCCTGAGCAGCACGTCGAGCTACGGCTCGGTTGCTCTTACCGCCAAGACCTACTCGTCCGTGGTCACGGTTCAGCCTGTCTCAGGTGTGGCCGCGACGGTCGGCGGTGTCACGCTCAACAACGTTGACAACCTGCGCTTCACGGGAGTTGGGGCGGCGTCGCTCTCCTCGACTTCACTGAAGGTCGCTGGAACTGCCATTGACGCTTCAAGCGGCTGCTCACTCAACATCACCTACGACCACGTCATCTTCACGGGTGGTGTCGCCCTACGTCCGCAGTTCACCTGCTCGGTGAACATGAACATCCTCTTCGATCACGACCGCCTGGACAATCTCTCGGCTCCCGGCGGTGCAGAAACGGGGCGCTTCCACATTCGTTATCAGTCGGGTGGATCAGGGCCAAACGGCATTACGGTTTCTAACTCTAGTTTCAATGGTGGTTGTGCTGATGGTGTATATCTAGACAACGACCCACGCGGCACGGTCATCGGCCCGGGTAACGAGTTTCAGAACATCGACCAGGGCTATGCCAACGCTAGTTGTGGAGGGAACCACGTCGACCCGATCGGTGCCTTCTACGACGAGAACACACTGGTTACCGGCAACTGGTTCCATGACAACGGTTCGGGTTCGGGGGGCATCCTGAACGCAGGCTCACCGGGCATGACCGTTACCAACAATGTTTTTGCTTCGACTGGCTATCCACATTCTATCGTGGTCAAGGCAGCCGTAAACAACACCTACACTCATAACGTCTTCATCAGGAACGTTCGCTTCCAAGATTCTGACGGAGGCGCAAATGGATCGGGAAATGTAGTCCGCAACAACGTCTTCGTGAACCAGGGAATCATCACTGAGGGAACCACCTACGTTGCCGATCACAACCTCGGTATCGATGTTGCTGGTAGCCCGATCTTCGCTGTTAGCCCTCAGAGTTTCTACTACCACTACGTACTCGCCTCCAACTCTCCGGGCTATAACGCCGGATCGGATGGAAAGAGTCTCGGGATTGCTCCCTAGATGGCACTCGTAGTCAATAGCGAGATGCCGTCGAATGTCGGAGAAGGCGTAGACGCTCCTCCCTCTAGCTCTCCGGGGCCGTGGACGTTTGCCTTCGATAACGTCGCGGGTACGGTGCTATACGTGTTCATAGGGATAGGGGCATTGGGTACTGAGGTTGCGATTGCCTTCACTGGCTGCACCTACAACGGTGTTGCAATGACTGAGATTGCGACAATGACAACGAACGGTGCAAACGGAGGCAGGATCGTCTGCTATCGGTTGCTTTCACCGGCCACCGGATCTAATACCGTCTCGGTTAGTTACTCTGGCACCATTTCCGGCAATACTCGTATTTGGGGTGGGGCGATCAGTTTTACCGGGAATCACGCTACACCGGAGGCACAAGCGGCTGCGACTGCTACAGGGATAGGCACGCAGACAAGCGTGAGCCTCAACGCGGTAGCAGCGGGGAACATCACAATCTGCGGCGCGGGAGCAGGTTCGGGGATGGCGGGTAACGCCATCTCTCAGACGCTCTCATGGGAGAAGGACATTAACACCGATACCGCGTTAAATAACGGTAAGTCCACGCGCTCGGCGGCGAGTGGAACCGTCACTCATACGATGAATCAGGATGTGAGTGATTCCTGGGCAACGATAATCGTCGAAGTTGCCGCTGCAATAACTGCTGCTGTTGAACCTACTTCACTAGGTAGACGCGGAATGGCAATAGTTGGCTAGCTTCCTTGCATCGGGCGTTACATTTACAACAGCAAGTGGTAACAAGACTGTTGTACTTACGCCTGCACTTAATGCGCTACTTGTAGTTATCGTAGCGAACTCAGGTAGCACTGCACCACCTACAGTTACGGATGATCGTGGTGGTGTTTATAATAGATTAACGCCGACTCCGGTTAAAGCAGCTAGCGCAGATTCGATGTTCGTCTATGTACGGACACAGCGGATTGAGGCGGCAGTATCTACTACGGTAACCATGACGCCAGGTACTACGTCAGGCGGTGGACTCGCGGTTATCAGCGTTGGCGGGATGTTCCGTGCTGGATCTATTGCTGTTAGACAGGTTGCAGAACAAGATAACCAAAGCGCGGCAACTACACCGGCTCCTGTCTTCCCCGGTGTAGCTCTCACAGAGAACATGATTATCGGTGCAGTGTTCAATGCGACGAATCCTGCAACACAAACCATTCCTTCAGGGTTCGCCGCTGAACGTCATGATGTAGGTTATAACACTCCTGCATCGGGTCTACACGTAGTCACTCGTGATAACGGACATACGAGTGCAACTGTCACGTGGGGATCAACTTCTTCGGCATTCTGCTCAGTTACCATCGAGCTAGATGCTTCGGACTTTCCAACTGGCCCTGTCACTCACAAGTTCACTCGACCTCCGCATGAGACGCGACGTAGACGACTACCGTTCCCTGCACAGAGTTTCCTTGGCTCAATTGTTTTTATCGAGTATACGGATGCAGACACTGTTTATCTCGATCTCCAAGTTGAATCTTCAGAAGATTTTGTACCTCGAACACCGACATGGGTGCAGAGTTCTCCCATTACTTCCATACCTCATGCGTGGATGCTCAAACGTCCCGCACGTCTAGCGCAAGACCCTGCCTATCCCACAGGAGTTCAACTCACCGATGCAGATACGGTCTACATTGACCTGCAAGTTTCTGCTACCGAAGAGTATACTACATCCGATAGTGCCACGGTGTACTTCGATCTGCAAGCAGTCACCACCGCTGAAGTAGCTGTATTCGTAGACGCACAGGAGGTCTATCTTGACGTTCAAGTTGTATCGACAGAGACAGCGCAGTTCGTTGATTCGGCTACGGTACCTCTTCTTGTTGCCCCCACTAGCTCTGACATTGCTCAGTTTGTGGATGCTCAAACGGTTGGGCTTCTTCTTACTCCGACCAGCACAGATGTACTAGCAGCTACAGATGCACAAGAGGTTTACTTCGATCTCCTACCTTCCTCACTTGAGGAATATACTCGCTTTGATAGCGCGGAGGTTTATCTTGACCTACTATCATCCTCCTCAGATATCGGGGAGTATACAGAATCCAACACTATCTACTTCGACCTACAAGCACTCAGTACAGATGTCGCACAGTTCACAGATGCTACTACAGTCTATATGGACTTGGTGGTATCATCGACAGATGAAGCCCAATATGTAGACAGTGCAGAGGTTTATCTTGATGTCCAACTTACGTCGGATGATACCGCGCAACTGGTGGATACGGATACTGTGTATCTGGATCTTGTGGGAACTGCTACTGATATCGCTGAGTTTGTTGATTCTGCACAAGTGGGGCTTCTACTCGTGGTATCTTCACTGGATATCGCAGAACTAGTTGAGGTCACAGAAGTCTATCTTGACATACAACTTACCTCAGACGATACGCTTCAGGCTGACGACGCCAACTCAGTCTATTTTGACTTAGAACCCACCTCTTCAGAAGAGCACACGACCTATGATGATACTGAGGTCTATCTAGACCTAGCACTTACTAGTGATGACATTGCCGAACTGTCAGATGTCCAAGAGGTCTATCTTGATATCCAAGCATCAGGTGTCGATGAGCAATCAGGTACTACCGTCGATGACGCCGAAATCTACCTAGACCTATCACTTACGTCTGACGATGTAGCCGTCTACACAGATGCACAGGAGGTCTATCTTGCACTACAAGCCAGTGCAACTGACGTTGCCGACTTCGTTGATACCGAAACCGTGTACCTCGATGTCCAAGGAACCGGAACCGAAACCCTTGAGGCTATTGAATCCGCAGAAGTCTATCTCGACCTTGAAGGTACAGGAACAGATGTCCATGAAGCTGTAGACGTTGCTGAGGTCTATCTGGACATTCTCGGAACGGGTGTCGATGAGATATCTGGTACGACGGAGGATACGGCTGAAATCTATGTTGATCTGTCTCTCACAGATGAACAGGTCGCTGACCTTGTTGACGCGGCCGAGGCATATCTCGATCTTCTACCATCCTCTACTGAGGAACATACCATCTACGACGTTGCCGAAGTATACTTTGACCTGGAAGGTACAGGTACCGATGTCTACGAAGCTGGCGGTGTAGTCAATACCGATAGTGCCACTGTCTATCTCGACCTGTCGCTGACTGATACTCAGGTATTCGATGCCACGGACGCACAGAGTGTGCTCATCGATCTTCGTCCGCTCTCAGTTGAAGTCGCTGACCTAGTTGACTCCTCTGTGCTGCCCTTGACTCTAACGCCCGGTTTCCTTGAGTCCGCAACCTTTGTGGACTCAGCAATGATATTGGTTGATCTGGATGTCCTATTTACGGATCTGTTTGAAGCTGTTGACATGGCAACTGTCACAGTTAGGCTGCTACCGACGACTACGGACGTTGCGGATTACTCAGATGCAGCACAGGTATATCTTGATATACAGCCTTCGGCCATTTTCCTTCAGATTGATTTCATACTAGAGATACTAGGTGTTACTACGCGCTGGACAATGGGCGTGCCCTTGGCCCGGTGGACAATGGGTACACCCGTCGTCCGCTGGAAGGTGGTCGATATGTTCACACGGTGGGTTATGCTAGAAACTAGGAGGTGGACGTGGAGGTCTTAAAGAAGGGAACTATCGAGCCATTGATCGTTCCACTAGGTGATCGATTGAATAATATCGTCGATCTTAATGCTGTATCTAATCTGAAATTCGATACTAAGAAGAAACTGGACAATACAGCTATCGAGACAAACAAGACTATCGCAGTTGACTCCGACTATCCGATGAGTGCGATCTGCGAGATCGATACCACTTTAGGTGGCTATGTAGCCGGGGAGGAGATCAAGCTCTATATCAAGTATACCGCAGGCAGTGAATCTCCTATTCTTGGGCCGAGGTTCTTTAGGGTCGAAGATGACTAGGGTACTCACTGATATTGATCTGGATGAGATTGAATTGTCACCCGAAGCTACCAAAGTAATCGAGTGGAGGAAAGAATGGCTACGGGCGGCTGGTTATACCAAGCGTAACTCATCACTCATTGCTAGCTCGTCAACCATCGATTATCGATATGCTTGCGATATGCTCAAGCATTCTAAGAATGAAGAACTCTGTATGAGGATTCTATTTTAGATGATCGATCTAGAACGTAAGAAGTTTATCTTCGACAAGATCGACTACAAGCCTCACTCGGCTGATCAACAGGCGATCCATGATGCTCAAGAACGGTTCAAGATCCTTGCATGTGGCCGTCGTTATGGAAAAACTACGTTCGGTGCTAATGAGATGACGGCTGCTATCTGCGATCCTACCGAAGTCGGTATCTACTGGATTGTCGGGCCGAACTACGTACAGGGTGAGAAAGAGTTTCGTATCGTCTATAACAACGTAATGAATAAGCTACGTCTCCCTGGTATCAAGAAGCAGTACAACATCCCACAGGGACTCATGAGAATGGAGATGCCCTGGGGTACTGTGTTGGAAGTGAAGTCGGCAGAGCGGCAAGAGGGATTGCTCGGTGAGGGCTTGTCAGGTGTGATCATGGCAGAGGCAGCACGGCACTCCTCAGTTACATGGCAGCAATACGTGCGTCCGGCTCTCTCGGATAAACGCAGCGCCACAGGTGATAGAGGATGGGCGATCTTCACATCGACTCCTCGTGGATACAACTGGTTCCAGGGTCTATTCATGCTTGGACAAGTTAATCCACTCTACAAGTCTTGGAGACTCCCGAGTTGGGACAATCCAATTGCTTATCCACTTGGTAGACAAGACCCTGAGATTCTTGAGATGGAAGCACAGGTATCTCCTCAGTTCTTTAAGCAGGAGATCGCCGCTGAGTTTACTGCCTTCACCGGGAAGATTTACGATGAATTCGACATGAATATCCATGTCAAGAATATCGAATACAATCCTCTCTGGTCAAACTATTGGGCATTCGACTATGGGTGGGCAAATGCTTTTGTCTGTCTGGATATCATGGTCGATCCAGACGATAACGTATACGTGTGGCGCGAGTATCAAAAGCGGCATCTCTCGTCCTGGGATCATGGTCATGTTCTACAAAATCCTGATCGCTATGCGAGTGAACATGGCGTAGATCGTGTTAATCCACGGGACTTCCATGTGGACGGAATGTTTGGCGATCCTCGTGGTGGCGACTCTCGTTACACTCTTGAACTAGTCCTAGGACAGATTTACTCCGATGAACCGAAGGACGAGGATACCAATTCGTCCTGGGGTATCGGAGTTGAATTCGTTAAACGGTGGATGCGTGTTCAGGCTGACGGTAAACCGAAATTATACGTTGATCCGTCCTGCACAGAGTTGATTCGACAACTTGAGCAACTCCGTGCACCTGATGAGAAAGAGGGGATCAACTCCAAAGAAGGACAACATAAGCACGATGACCACGGCCCTGATGCTCTACGTTATTTCTTTGCACAGTTTTTTGGACTCGGATACGGCTCGTCCCTGAGCGATATCTATGCTCCCTCTCAGCAACGGTCTGAGGCCGCGACGTTTTTCCAGTCTCAGACAACTATGGGTAGGTACGAAAGGTTTTAATGGCAGGTTGGTTCGATAAACTAATCGGAAGACAACAGGCGCAAGATGGCGATCCTAGACGGGTCAGTTCAGGTACTTCTCTTACTACAGGTGGCAAAGGATCACTTAATCCTGGTGCCGGTACTATGCAAGAGAAGGGATCTTCTCGTGGCGGTCTAGTCCGTGACGTTGTACCTCTTCTCGGTAACCGCTCACAGGCAACGGCTGTCTACGAAGAGATGGCTAACTCGGATGCTGCGGTTGACGTGTCGCTCCGTGCGGCGAAGACACCTGTTATGGGTGCCGATTGGTTCGTAGAACCATTCTCCGATAATCCGCTTGATCTCGATATCGCGGAGTTCGTTGAGTTCAATCTGCTTAATGGTACAAACGCGCCGTTCCTCTTGATCTTGGAGGATGTGCTGCGAATGTACGAATTTGGTTTCTCCGTCATAGAGAAGGTCTATGAGGAGCGCGAGTGGTCGCCGAAGCGAACGGGGGCCAACCGACGCAAGTACACAATGCTGCGGAAGTTGGCACCCCGGCCTACTCCCACCATTAAGGAAATCAAGTACGACAACAATGGTGGCCCGGTTTCGATTATTCAGGGTGCAGTTCAGGCAGACAACAAGCCTGTTGACGTAGAGATTCCCATTGAGAAACTTATTATCTTCAGCAACAACAAGAAGGGCGGTAACATTGAGGGTAAATCGATCCTTCGCACAGCTTACCGTCATTGGTTCTTCAAGTCAAACCTATACAACATCGACGGTATTCAAAAGGAACGTCATGGTATGGGGTTCCCGACAATTCAGCTTAAGCCTGGATACAAGACAACTGACAAGGATGCGGCGTTTGAGCTAGTTCGGAACATTCGTACTAACGAGCATGGTGGCGCAGTATTGCCTCCGAACTGGGAGCTTAAGTTCCTTGAGCTACCGGGTCAGCCCGTAAACGTTATGCAGTCCATCGAGCATCATAACGGTGGAATTATGTTGAATACCATGAGCCAGTTCATGATGCTCGGACTTGAAGGAACAGGTGGAGGTCGAGCTACCTCTGGCGCACATCAGGATATGTTCAACAAGTCTCTGCGATATGTAGCCAATCTTATCGCAGATGATTTCAATTTGTACTGCATCCCGTTCCTTGTCGGCTATAACTTTGATACCGATCACTTCCCGAGGCTAAGAGTCAGGAATATCGGTGAGACGAAAGACTTGCAGCAGTGGGCATCGGCTATCTCGAATCTGTTTGCTCAGAGTGGTATTACTCCTGACTTTGAGACTGAGCAGTGGATTCGTACTGTCATCGATGCCCCGCTCAAGAGAGGTACTGTGCAGACACCTATCGTTCTTCCACCCGGTGTTAAAGACCCACGTGGTGACGTGACTGCACAGAACGACGGTAACTCAGGTGCCGCTACCGATAACGCGGAGGGTTAATGAAAGATTACGCACAGATCATTGGTAAGATGACTTCAGCACCTTGGATGATTACTCCCGAGGCACTGAAGATGATCCTTGAGATCATGGAATCTCATATGTCAGGTACGCTGACACAGGAAGATATCCGCGCACGTATGAGTGCTATTGATTCAAAGGGTGCTGTTGGCCCAAAGAATCAAGGCGGACTCGGAGTTCTATCACTCAGTGGGCCTATCTTCCCGAAGGCTAATCTCATGACAGAGATGAGTGGAGCTACGTCGATCGAGCAATTCCGGTCAGACTTCCGTGGAATGCTTGCTGATGACAACGTTCATAGCATCCTTCTCGATGTTGACAGCCCCGGTGGGTACTCAGAGCAGATTCCCGAGATGGCTGCGGAGATTTTCGATGCTCGCGGTACGAAGCCTATCTACGCTCTTGCTAACGCTCATGCAAACTCCGCTGCTTATTACATCGCTTCGCAGGCTGATAAGATGTTTGCTACACCATCGGGGCAGCTTGGTTCGATCGGTACATACACTGTACATACCGATGCATCCAAGAAGCATGAGATGGAGGGAATTAAGAACACAGTTATCAGTGCTGGCCGCTTTAAGGCAGTGGGAGTAGAACCTTTGACTGCCGAAGGTAGACAGTATATGCAGAATCATGTTGATTCAATCAATAATGATTTTGTTGATGATGTTGCCAGAGGTCGTGGAGTCGAGTCTGACGTAGTTCGTAGAAACTATGGAGAAGGTGGAATTGTTACTCCACGTCAGGCTCTTGAATCTGGCATGATCGA